AGCTTTATGGTCGCTACGGTCAGCTATACGCAGAAGGTAATCAGAATGTAGCAGAACACCACTCTGGTACATTAAAAGATTTTAAAACATCCTTACAGCTAGATTGGAAGGATGATTTTGATGTTAATATGAGAAGTAGTTCAGAAGCGTTTGCTGCACTATCGCAAGAAATCCCTGAACTTAAGGAGTTAGCTGAAGACCCGATTGTATCTAATCACCCAGCAACAATGAAGTTGTTTCATAAGTTGTCTCAGACTATGGGAGATACGTTACCACCTTCGGGCAGCAATACTCCATCAGCTTTTGGTGAAAACTCTGTTCAAGGCATTCGTGCGCAGATTCAAGACTTAGACGCGTCACAGGCAGATTTGATTCTATCAGATCCGTCATCGCTACCTATGTCGGATCGTACAAAACGGCAACAAATCCTTGACAAGCGTGCGCAGCTTTACTCGCAGCTGTACGGGTAGAATTAAAAATACTTGACAACACCCTTTTACTGGGCTATCTAGAACATACTGGGTAGCCCTTTTTGGGTCCAGATGCAGCTTTAGAAAGCCGTTGGTTTCGTAAAACCAGACGAGTCCGTGAGGGTAGCTCATCGAAAAGCAAATTCTTAATTTAACTTTAATCTTAATTATTATTTATTATGGCATATTCTGACCCTACCTATATGGGACAAACTGGTTCTCCTGCTGGGGGAACAACAATCAACGCTGCATATGTGCAGGCTTACAAAGAAGGTTTCGAACAAGCCTTCCAACAAAGTGAGTCTAAACTACAGCCGTTTTTCGAACAAGAAACTCAAAACGAAGAGTTCCAATACTTTGACCGTGTCGGCACAGCCGAAGCGATGACTGAGGATGCTACTCGTTATGGTGACAATCCTAACAGTGAAATCGTTCATGATCGTCGTCGCATCGGTCTTAAGGACTACGAACTCGGTAAGTATATCGACGAGAAGGACCTTAAGCGTGTGATAACTGATCCAATGAATGCTTACACTCAAGCACTTCTTGCTTCTGGCAAGCGTAAGCTTGATGACATTATCATCGACAAGTTCTTCGGAGAAGCTTATACTGGCAAATCTGGTGGAACTACTCGTACCTTCGTAGCTGGTTCAGCTCTTGAAGGTCAAAGTAAGGTCATTGTGGGTGCTAAGTCTGCTGGTGATATTACTACTGCAGGTGACTTCGAAAAAGCTACTGGAGAGACTGAAGGTTTCTGTGTTGGTGCTGATTATGGAGCAGCTAATTCTGGTCTTACTCTTGCTAAGCTTCGCGCGGTACGTACTACCATGCTTCGCTTGCACGCAATCGACCAAGATGAAGTTATCAACTGCTTCCTTTCTGCGAAACAGCTTGATGATCTACTCGGTATTACTGAAGTTGTTAGCTCTGACTTCGCAGTCCGCAAGGCACTTGCTGAAGGTAGCGTGACTACATTCATGGGCTTCCGCTTCATCCACACTGAGCGTCTACCATTATCTACTGGTGCTGCTGGAGATGAGCGTCGTGTTATCGTTTCTACACCGAAAGCTCTTAAGCTTTCTATTGGCACAGCCCTTAAGGGTGATCTGTGGCGTGTTCCTGCTAAGAAGAACATCCCTTACGTATACTACAAGCTTTGTGCAGAAGCTTCTCGTATGTGGGGTGAAGTTTCTGGCGAAATCCGCTGCGTCGAGTAATTCAATTCGTAGCCTCCCCTGTAAATTCGGGGGGGGCTACTCCCTTTTTATATGCCGATTACGCCCACAAAGCTAAACATCATGAATGCTGCTCTGCGCAAAGTAGGCAGTTATTTTTTGGATGCAACTGACACCACAAGCACTACGTACCAGATTACTAATCAGGCGTATTTAGACGCAATTTTAGAAATATTTTCTGAAAACAGATTTAACTTTAATACACAAAGAGCTGAACTAACAGCTACTAATTCAACACCCCTTACTAATAGACCTTACGAGTATTCTTTTACTCTACCGTCTAATTTTAACACGTTACATTGCCTAGAGCACCCAACACAATTTTATAAGATTTCTGACTATGTTATTGAGCAGGGGCAGCTATTTGCAAACGAGCCAACCATAAGTATCTACTTTACGTTTGTACCAGACTTATCATCAGCTGCAACAACCCTACCACCTTTTTTAAATCGTCTTGTTGTTCTACATATTGCCCAAGCATTGAGTATTGAGTTGTCAGGTTCTGAAACTAGACACGAAATACTTTTTCAGCAGTACGTAACCGCCCTTCGCCGTGCACGGGTAGTGGAGGCAAGACAAGGACCACCTCAAGCCTCAATAGATGATTCGACGTCTAGGATATTAGGTACGCAACAGACATATGGCACGATACAGTAATGTTACTACAAATTTTTCTGGTGGTTTAATCACTGATAATTTATCGGGTAGAACGGACATTGATCGCGTCGCTAATTCGTGTCGTAAACTTACAAACTTTTTACCATCTCTTCAGGGACCTACTAGCTTTCGGCAGGGGTTCCAGCTACAGTATGTAGATCAGGATGAGTCAGGTACGCAGTTTAGACAAGTCCACTTAACAGTGGGCAAAGATGAATCTTATCGTCTTGTATTTACAGACAAAAAACTCCGTGTTTTTAACACAGATGGCACTATAGCCTTTGAGTGGAATAATATACCGTACACTGCAGCTCAGCTAAATGATTTACGTTTTAGTTCTGAAACAAGTGTTGTTTACATATGCCACCCTAACCACAGACCTCGCAAGTTTGAAGTTATAAGTGGTGTATCTTATTTTTATGAGTTAGACACATTTATTGAACCAGTTTTGCAGGAAGAAGAAACACAGACACGCATTGATGTTATTCAGGGCGAAGAAGTGGCAAAAGTTGAAAGTGATCAGGCAGATTTTCAAGCTATATACTATGACTACATTAGTACAGCTAACGGTAAGTTAGTTAACACGTTTTCAAAGAGTTGGTATGTTGAGTATAATGTAAATGATATTTGGTTGTTAGGAAAAGTTGTTGATACAGCAGAACACTACCCAGAAGTAACGGGTCCAACAGAAAAAGTTGTGTATGTAGACCAAGTTGATTTTGTAACAGACATTACTGACTCGGGGGCGCTGTTTTATCTGCTCGACAATAAGATTACAGCTAATGATTCAAATGAAGAAGTTGCTTTAGAAAATGAAGATGTACCAGACGGTGAGGTACACTTGCGCGTAGATACAGATGTTTTTGATGCATCACAAATTGGGTCGTACATTCGTGTTGCGCCAGAAAATTCATCAGACAATGTAATTATTGATAGTAGTAGTCAAATGACTCGTTGGGTTAGAATTGGCGAATACCTAGGTAATGAAGCGCACCCTGTAGACTTTGCTCGCAGCACAGCTTGGACTGGAATTGCTGGTGACGGCAGTTCAAACCAAAACCCCATAGGTTTTGCAAACTCAACTGGAAAAACGCATGCAGTTAATGCGGCTGGATTCTATGAGTCTGGTTCTGTGTATGAATCTTATGGACCGATGAGCGTGGATATTCAGTTGCCAAAATTTGACTACACTAGTGGCGCAGGAGTTGCATATGATTCAGGAATAGTAAGACCAACTCCAGGTGGTAACAGAACATTTTCATGGACTGGTGGTAGATTTAAGAACTTAAGCCTTTATAGTGCAGCTGATATAGTTGGTAATCTATCAACAGCACAGGAGTTTGATGTTCATAAGGTTAGCGATGCTGGAGATGCAGTTCACTCAGCTTCACTTGGTGGTGTGGCTGCAAATCTTATTCAACCAGCAGGTCAGGTAAATGTGGTGGAGATTGCTAATGATGTAACCCTTAAAGCCACTACTGGTATCTTTACAGCGACTACTGCACCTAATAGACATTTGCGCGGTGTAATGCCATCGGGTTCTGTGTACATGAAGATTTTAGAGCGAACTTCAGATACATTAGTTCGTGCTCGACTAAAAAGTCCCGTGCCAAGAAATCCCTCTACAGGCAAGTTTGAAAACTCAGGTAGGTTTCAAAAATTTAGTTTAGGCGCGTGGTACACTAATAATTTTCCATCAGATGTAGCAGGCTTTGAGCGTCGTCGTGTTTTTGGTGGTACACCAGCAAATCCAAACTACATATTTTTTAGTAAGTTAGACGACGAAGATTCATTTGCATCAACTGAAGATGACGGAACAGTTTTAGATACAAACGCAATATCTTACCCGCTATCAAATGTAAACTCATCTGTTCGTTGGGTTATTGCAGCTAAAGACTTAATTGTTGGAACAACTAGAGGTATATTTAAGTTGTTGATTAATCAGTATGAGGCAGCTGTTAGCCCAAAAACCGTTCGTTTTGAATTAGTTGATGAATTAAATTGTAACGATGAAGCAACTATGGTTGGCACATCAATATTTTTTACTAATAACTCGCAGAATCAACTTCTTGAGTATAAGTATGATGGTAACATACAACGAGATAACGCCAATGACCTATCAAAGTTTATTTATCCAACGTTTGTCGAGGACAATATAGTACGAGTAGCTGTAGAGGAGACACCCCAACCTCGCATCTACTGCTTAACAAAATCAGGTGTTGTGTATGTGTTAACATACCAAAGACAAGAGGAGTATTACGCATGGTCTAAACTTGAGTTGTCAGGCGCAACTATACTAGACTTGGGCGTGGTCAGACAGGGTTATGGATCAGGTTTGGATCAGGTGTATGCTATTATTAACAGGTCGGGTGTTGTACAGCACGAAGTGTTGTCATCTACATCAAAAGAGGCAACCGAGCCAACCGTTTATTTAGATAGCGCTGAGACAGGGTTAGCTAACCCAAGTGATTCTAATTACAATGTGGCTTCAAAAACATACACAATTAACCTTTCAAACAGGTTTGTTTTTCAGGATGGGTTGCAAGTAGATGTAATTTTTGGAGGTGTTTACTTAGGTAAGTTTACCATAACTAATGGGGCTGTTGCGGTAACTGTTTTGATTGGTGACAACGAGCGTTGGGTTGTTGGATTTAAATACGATGGTGCTTTACAACCTATGTACCCAACATGGGATGGCTCAAATAAGCCAGCGTATGGATCAGATAATGTTCGCGTTATATCATCAAAAGCTTATGTAATAGATTCTGTTCGTTACGAGGTAGGTGTTGATGGCAACACGGAGTTAATAACACTACCAAATTTTGTATCACCAGCAGTTAAAGCACCATCAGATCCTTCGGTGTACACAACAAATATTGCAGATTCTGCAGGAAATAATTTGGTAAGCTCGGACTCATTAAATTTAAAAGCATTTGTAAATTACACTTCGGTTAACATACTCCAATCTAGCTACACAGGCTTTGATAAAGAAAAACCACTTAGAGGTTCTTACTTTGGGGTTGAAAAAATTATAGATATTGAGCAGAGTGAACCATATCCGCTTACTATTGCGTCACTTGTAACAAAAACAGATTTAAACTAATATGGCTGTAGCAATACCTTTTATCGTAATGGCAGCATCCGCTGCATCAACATATGTTGGTTACATGGCATCACGCCAAGAAGCTCAGGCTTTAGAGGCTAATGCAAAGGCTGTACGGCTCCAAGGTGAGTATAATGCTGCAATCGAACGCAACAATGCGCAGGGGCAACAACAGCAACAGGATCACGAGCGTTTAGTTGTTTTAGCAAATCGTGACCGAGAAATGGAGGATGCTGAGCGTCAGCAAGCAGCCTTTACAAAGAAGACTCAACAAGACCTAGCAGGTATTGAGGTTAAGTTTGGTTATGGCGGCACATTTAATTCGTATATGGACTCACTAGAAGATGATGCGTACGAGCAGCAAATAGCCGTAGCTAGTGACATTTCAGATAATAGCTTGTCTGGGTTCTTGCAAGCAAATGAGCACACACGTATGGGTAAACTTTATCATCAGCGTGGTGAGACAAATGCTCGCAACATAATATTTGGTTCTCAAAACGAGTCTAATAACTTAATGAATCAGGCACGTGTAACAAAGACTGCAGGTGTTGCATCTGCACTTGGCGGCGTTGCTGGCGGTGTCAGTGCAACAAGCTCAGCACTGTCTGCAAATAAATCAGCAGGAATTAAATCATTCGGATTCTCATAATATGGCAATTAAAGTAAAAACAGGGGTTGTAGAACAACAGAAGGCAGATGCTTCTGTTTTTGGATATCAACAAACATTTAAGTCTCCGTTATCGGCGGTGTCGGGCGCTCTTAAAGATACTGCGCAGGCAATAGGTTCGGTAGGCGGTGACCTAGCTAGAAACCGTGTACGTGAGCAAACAGAGCAAGCTCGCGCACAGGCTGCAATTGCAAAGAAACAAGGAGCTGTTGATAAGTCTATAGCAGACACTGGTATTAGTCGTTATAACATGAGTGTTGAGTCAAGTGTTGCAGCCTTGCAAGACGCGTATGTGACTGAAAACGAAGAAGACATTGCTGCAGCAGAATCTGCGTTTAAAGCACTTGATCCAACAAGCAGTAATTTCACATTAAATTATTCAGGTGGGGCGGTATCAGATCCAACGTATTATCAAGCTAATGGTTACATGGACACTGCTGTTGAAAAGTATCATGGAGCAAGTCTTAAAAATCGTGCTTTAAAACCGCACCTTCAGTTAAAGAACATTGTTAAAACAGCTCGGAGCGATGCTAGTCAGGGGTTGCATCAAGCAATGCAGAACAACCTTGATAAAACTATGGATACTACAACATTCGATAATACCTTAATGGGTATTACTGCTGTAGGTAATCACGAAGCACTGGGTGCGTTTACATCTGAATCTGCAGTAACTGCTTTTCAGGGGGATGCTAGCGGTATGGCTACTCAACTTTTTATACACAACATTGAAAACTCTCGCAGCGTTGACGAACTTAATCACTTTGCAACAAAGGGTGTGGAGCAGTATGGGGATCAGCTAGAATTTGTTAATGAAGCTGATCGCAAATCTATTACTGCTGCTGCTGAAAAAAGAATTGAAGATTTAACAAAAGACGGTAATAAGCTACTACAGGAACAAAATAAAGCTGCGCTAGATCAAACATCAAATACATTTTTTAATACACTTGGTCAAGCGTCAACTATTGAAAGTATGATTGCCGCATCAGCAGCTACTGTTGATAGTTTGATGAACATTGATCCAACACATCTTTTAGATTCGGATATAGAAAAGTATGTATCAGCAGCTAGAATAGCTAAGTTTTTTGAGCCAAGACAGGTTGTTACTGCTTCAGGTGAAGAAATTGTGTCAAGCCCGTTTAGACAAGAATTGTTGACTGCGTTGCAGACTGCAAAGATGAAAGCAGAGTTACCTAAGTATGTATTAGATGATGACTTACTTCCAGATGTAAGACCTGATGATGCGGGTAAGCTACGTCAGTACGTTAATACAATAACTTTAAAAATTCACAAAGGGTTACAGGACGGCGATACTCGTGTTTTAGGTTTGTTAACACCAGATGTTACAGAGCAATCAAAGTTGTTAAGAGACTTAGGCTACAAAGATATGCCATTGTTTAACGGAACGAATGTACCATGGAGTGCTAATGATGTAGAGAGTTCCTCCGCGCACTTGAATGCAGTTTTAAGCAGCAACACACCATCTGCAGTGGCTCAGCGTGGTTACAACATGGTTACTGATGCAAATGCAACAAAAGCTGAGCGTGCACAAGGATTAAACTATCAGTTTGCTTCGATGGCTGCAAGCCCCCAAGAAGCTGCTAATATTACAAAAGCAATGGTAGCTTTAACAGAGGCATCTGGTAGGTTTGATGAGTCGGAACACGCACCAATTGTTCAACTGTTTCTTAACGGTGCTGCTGGTGAAGCGGGTACAACATCTGTGATGACAAGTAGCGAAATATATAATCAATATAAAGTAGCTTTGCAGACTGGTGATAGAGAGACAGCTGATGCGTATCAAACGTTATTTCAAGGCTTAGCTGTAAGTGTATCAGATGCGCACGCCGATGATTTAATGGGTGTTAAAAAAGCTGGATTTTTCTCAGCAGAAGGCTTTACAAATTTTATGGCAGGTGAGTCTCGTGTTATGCGCTCTAAGTTAATGAAAACATTCTTTGATAAGGAGCGTGAGTTGTTAACAGAGCGAGTAGGTATAACTAGGATAGCAGATAATGACACTAAAGTTACACTGTTGCCGTCAATGGTTGGTGCAGTTGATTTGGAGTTTCGTAAGCCAATGAATGTTTTCTTAGAATCATTTCTTAGCGCAAACGTTCCATTTACAGACTTTCCCCTGCTTCTCGGTTTTGGACCAGAGCAAGCAGAAGGTTTTAGTCGTACAACCTATTCAAATCGACAAGCTATAGGGGCTATGCTTACAGATGGTAATTACTCTGTATTACCAAGCACAGCAACTAACCGCACAGCAGAGATTTACTCAATTGAAGTGGCGCAAAACGGTAATTTAGATTTTACGCCAGAGATGGTAAAAAACATTGATAAATTTCCCGCTGGTTTTAGAGACATGGTTGAAGAGTTTGAGCTAGCAACTGTGAACTCAAAAGAGGAGCTTGCAGAAATTTTGCAAGAAGGTAAAGTTTATGTTGGTGGTGCTGTTTACCCGTTGCTTGACTACAGCGCAAAATCGTTTATTAATAATGAGATTGGTATTGCTGTAAGATATTACGACCGATTAACGGGACGTTACGAAAATTTGATTGATGTAAACAATAACCAAGTTGTGATTACAAACTCAGCATCAGCTAATAGACTTCAAGCAGAGGGCGGTTGGGTTCCAGATACACTTGCAGAAAGTTTTGTTGAGACAGTTAGAGATACGACACCAATTATTGCAGGTCCAACACTATAATGTTTTCATATTCAAATAGTAATTCCTCGTCTGTACCTACTAACGTGGGTGATCTTGTTAGTTTAACAGGGCGAAAAGAGTCTTTTGATGCCTCATTAAAAGAGGGATTTAATACTGCAACTGCTTATATTTCTAACCCAGTTTTAAAATGGTACGCAGGCACAGAGGATAAAAAGAACGGGCTGGGTCCTGTTACCGAGGAAGATGTTGAAGAGTATCGTAGTTTTGGGTTACCTAATTTAAACTACATTAAAGGTGAAACTCCAACTCAGCTACACTTGCGGTCAGAAGCACAGTTTGCTCAGCAGATACGTCATCAGTCGATAAATCAAAAGTATCCAGTTACAAATATGGTGGGGCAGTTGGCTCCTCAAGTTTTAGACCCTGCAAATGTTGTACCGTTTGGTAGGGTAGCAACTGCAGGCAAGAATGTTTCAAAGGTAAACAAACTTAACACAGCTATACTACAGGGAAACAAGTATGCTGCTGCAGCGCGTTCGGTAAAAGATTACACAGTTGAGGCTCTTGTAGCTAACACAGCCGTATCGCCTTTTCATTATTTTAACATGAACTATCAGGGCGTAGACTATGACTCCTCAGATGTTGCTCTTGACATTTTTATGGGTACAGGCGTTGGAGCTGGTTTCTTTGCCCCTATTGGAGCTTACAGAAACTTTAGACGTGCTGGTAGTAACTTAAACAAAAGGCAGATGTTTGAGGACATGAACCAGTTTTTTCAGACGGGGGATTATACTAAAGCTGCTAATGTTTTGTATGAAGGTAGCCCTGATTTTCGTAAGAAAATTAAAAAAACAGGCGAGTTTACAGAACTAGTAAATACATCAATACAAACAGACGGTGTTATTGATTTTACAAATTTAGACGCAAGTCAGATAAAAACTCTTCGCGGTGTTGTAGATTACTTTCACACAGAAGGGCTACAGGCATCGTTAACAAATGCTTTATCAAAACAGTTAGTTGCAGAACTAGAAGCTGATCCAGATGTGGGTATTAATCAGTTTGCATATAATCAGCGCACACGTTTTGCAGATATACTTGTAGCCGTGCAAGACCGCGATATTAGTAGACTAAGCGAAGCAGACCAAAAGATTGCAAGGTCGGTTATTGATGATTCGCCTGGAGTAAATCTTGATGAAGATGATGGTATGTTACCTACGGGTAGAAAACCAACAATACGTTTTGACACAGATAACTTAGGGTCGTTAGCAGAAGCACATAAACGTGCGGGTAACATTTTAAGAATTATAAAAGAAAACAAAGCAACTGGCGTGCAAGACCTTGTTGATCGAGGTATTATAAGTGAACAGCAAAAAACAGCTGCTTTAACAGCTTTTAACAAAGCATACGAGAAAGCTTACGCTAGAGAGATTGGCGTAGCAAATTCTGTAATTAACAACATTTTTGGGCGTCAATTTAACTTTGACAAATTACCAAAAGGGAAACGCGGCGTTAAGAAAACTGGCGGTACTCTTGGTGGTCAGGCATTTGCAGAGTCAGACAAGATTTTATTGAACAGAGCCGAGGTTATTTTAGGGATGGGTAAATCCCCATTTGCCTTAATGTTGCATGAAGCAACGCATGTTTTAAGGGTTCAATCACCTGAGATGTATGCGGAGCTACAAGCAGCAATTAGTAAGCACCCAGACTTTGAAGCTGAGATACGAAAATACAAAGGACATTACAGTAAAAATTTAGTAGATTCTGAGATACCGTCTGTTACGCTTGAGTGGGCTATAACCCAACCAGCATTTTGGACTGAGCTTAATAAGGCAAACAAACCACTATTTAAGCAGTTTTCAGAAGCAATTGTTGAGATGCTAAAACGGGCTAAAGAGCTGTTTAGTAAGTCAAAGCTTAACACAGAGTTTTTAAACGACGTAGATAAGCTATTGGTAGACATGACACCTGCTGAGTTTGCTACACAGTTAGGGGCAATCATTAACAACGGTCGTGGTAAGAATTTACCTTTTGATCAAATACTTACCGCAACTCAGAGTATTAACCAGAATATTAAAAATCTTGTTTACTCAGAGTCTGTTGATGTTAAGCCAAGGACTGAAGCTGACCGTGTGCTAGAGGACCACAAGCCAGAGTCAACAGTGACTGGACAGAACGCTAAGTTGCGAGAGCATCGCAGACAGGCATTTAACCGCCTAGCAGCGACAACATTGCCAAATGTGCGTGGAGAAAATGTACAACGTTTTGTTGAAACACTGACTAACTACATTGACGAGTTAGCAGAAGAGGTTGATCCAGACGCACAAGAGTTTATTAGCTTTGACGAATACAAGGCTCGTATCCGTGAGTTTACAAGTGAGATTATAGACGAAGATTTGACACGGGAGGATATATTATCTAGCGCAGATTACACTGAGCTATACGATAACCTTCGCCTGTACTCGATGAGTCTTGTTAATGACAAGTCGTTACTTCGCAATAACGATCTGTACCGTAGAGTAATTCGTGGTACAAAAGACTTAGAGCAAGCATCAGCCCAGTATCGCTCAACTAAGAATAGCATTGTTAAGGAATACTACGAAAACAAGGCACAGTCTGTTGTTGGTAACGCAATGAAGCGGGCAGCTGTTGAGTCAAGGCTCCGTAACTTTAAGACAGACGCTCAAAGACTTGCATATTTGCGTACACTGCTAGACGGTCAGGAGCGCAAGAATATGCCTCGTATTGCAGGGCTTGAGAATGAGATGACAGCAAACTCTCAAAATGCTGCAGTGCCTATTTTAGATGTGCTATATAAGCAC